GAGCGGTGGCTTTAAGTGATTTATCTGGGGCTAACTTAGCACCTACTAAAGCCTTAATTACTTTGGTGAGTGATATAGACAGGCACGTCGTTTGTTTTGGGGCGGATCCTATTTCAGGGAGCTCACGAACTGGTTCTTTAGACCCTATGTTTATTGCGTGGAGTGATCAGGAAAATGCGGCGGTGTGGGAACCTAAATCTACTAACACTGCAGGTTCTTTTAGGCTCTCTGCAGGTTCTTCTATCATAGGAGCAACACGAGCAAGGCAAGAAACTTTAGTTTGGACTGATACTTCTATGTATTCTATGACATTTGTAGGACAGCCCTTTACTTTTGCGACTAATTTAGTTAATGAAGGAGTAGGTCTAATTGGTCCAAATGCAGCTGTTAATACACCTAAAGGGGTCTTTTGGATGGATAAAAAAGGCTTTTATAACTACACAGGACAAATTAATGACGTTCCCTGTAGTGTACAAAATTATGTGTTTAGCGACTTAGAAGAAGGACAAACGTTTCAAATCTTTGGGTTTTTAAATAAAGAGTTTGATGAAGTCGGTTGGTTTTATTGTTCCGAGGGGGAAACGGTAATTGATCGTTATGCAGTTTTTAATTACGATGAGGAAGTTTGGAGTATTGGACAATTAACTCGTACTGCCTGGATAGATGAAGGTATTTTTAATAATCCTATGGGAACCTACAGCACGGCTGATGTGGGGTATTTATACAACCATGAAACTGGTAACGATGCAGACGGTTCGCCCATGGACAACGTGTATATTCAATCCAGTGATTTTGATATAGATCCTGCGGGGGAGGAATTTCAACAAATACGACGTATTATTCCCGATATTAAATTTACAGGAACTGGAGGTTCGGATCAAACGATTAATATTGTTTTAAAAAAGAGAAATTTCCCAGGAGAAAGTCTTTCTACTTCTTCTACCAATACTTGTACCGCTACGACCACTCAAATTAACACACGGTTACGGGCACGGCAAGCGGCGTTGCGAATCGAATCTGATGATGACGGTTCTTCAGGAACCAGATTAGGAGTAGGATTCCGAGTAGGAGCGATGCGAATGGACTTACGTCCCAACGGGAAACGCTAATGGCTAAACTATTAGAAACTAAATTACCCGTTGCGATAGGAGAAATTTCCCCTGAAACGTTTAACCGTTTAGTTAGGGTATTGGAGCTTAGTTTAAACAGAGTAGATATAGATTCTACACTTTCGGTTAATGAAACTCAACGAAACGACAATAAATTTCAAGCAGGTGATATTATTTGGAATTTATCCACCAGTCAATTACAACTATGGACAGGATCACTATGGGTAGATATTTATACAGGGACAGAACAAGGAGTCGAAGGCGTCAGTGGTTTGGGCAAATTAACTGTTTCTACCAATGGGGCAATAGAGGTGTCAATACTATGAATATGGAAAAATTAATGCAAGAACTTACAGACGATGAGGGATGCGTCTATGAGATTTATGAGGATCATTTAGGCTATGCTACATTTGGAATTGGGCATTTAATAACAGAAAAAGATGAAGAATACGAACAACCTGTAGGAACACCCGTTTCGGAAGAACGAGTAAAAGAATGTTTTAATCAAGACATAAAAATAGTTTGTGAGGAACTAGATATGAAGGAACCTTGGTGGCGTAATTTAGATGATAATAGACAACGAGTTATGGCTAATATGTGTTTTAATCTGGGGCATCCGCGTCTTAGTAAGTTTAAAAGATTTTTAGCAGCAATGCACACTGCACAGTGGGAAACAGCAGCTGCTGAAATGATGGATTCTAAATGGTCCAGTCAAGTAGGGGATAGAGCATTACGGTTAAGGGATAGGGTATTAAGAGGAGATGATTAAATGTACGAATATAAATGTAAAGTTAAAAGAGTGGTGGACGGTGACACTATGGATGTTATTCTTGACCTTGGCTTCGATGTTCATCATGCTGTTCGCGTTAGGTTGGCTGGTATTGATACCCCTGAGAGCCGTACGCGAGACAAAGATGAAAAGGCACGTGGAAAACTCAGTAAAGCCTTTCTTAAAGAAAGTATTAAAGGAAAAAAGATTGTCTTAAAAACTAAAATAAAAGACTCTAAGGGAAAGTTTGGGCGCGTAATAGCAGAAGTTTGGGCGGAGTTTGAAAAGGGCAGTTTACGCAATGTCAATGAACTCATGATCAAAGAGTGTTACGCGGTTAAATATAACGCTGAAAATAAAGCCTTAGTAGAAGATGCACACCTAGCAAATAGAGCTATTCTTATTGAAAAAGGAATCTTTGTTCCTGTGAAGAAAAAGTGAAATTAGCTCTCATTATGGGTGGACTGCTATTAGCAACAATAGCAGGTTCAGCGTATTGGATAGATAGATTACAAGATGACATAAGCACACTAAAAGGTAATCAAATTGTTTTAGAAACCAAGATACAAGAACAAAACGAGGCGATAGAAAACCACCTTAATAGACAAAAACAAACCCAGACTCAATTAGTTTCCTTAGAGAGGGAAAAGCAAGAAGCGATGCGTGATGTAAATAAATTACGAAAAACATTTGCTTCTCATGACCTTGATGAGTTGACCTTAGCAAAACCAGAATTGATGGAAAGTAAAATAAATAAGGCTTCTAAACGAGTTTTAGAAAATTTAGAAAAATTAACAGACCCAAACCAATTTGATGAAGAAGATAGCACTAATAGTTAGTTTGGCTTTAATAGCTTCAGGTTGTTCTATGATACAGCCCAAAGCCAAACCTGTTTCCGTTACCACCATAGCGGAACGTCCACCCATGTATCACCCACCATTACCTATGGAAGTGCAGATGGATCCTGTGGATTGGGAGATCATGACCCCTGAAAGAATGGAAATTTATTTAGATAATTTAGAAAAAGGAGAAGCTCCACGACGAGCATTTTATACGTTATCGAGTAAAGAGTACGAGCATTTAAGTATGGACATGGCGGACATCACTAGGTATATAAAAGATATATTAGGTATCATAAAGTTCTATAGGGACTACGATAAAGAAGAGGAGGACTAAAATGAGTAATGACCCATCAGGAAGATTCGGCGGAGACATGGATAGAAATGAGGTAGAAATAGACCTTAATAAATTCATGGCATTATTACAAGAAAAAGCAGACCTTAAAGATAGAATTAGGGAACTGGAAGATGAAGGCACTAAAAATCCGCATCAACGATGGATATTCTTAGCGCAAGCCGTGGATAGTTGGCGCATATTTCCAAGGGCTTTCTTAACTGTTTATATTGTTTTACTTTATTACACAGTGATGTGGTTCATGGAATTAGAAGCTCCCTCATTTGAACAATCAGGTTTAATTTCAGTTATTGTGGGTGCAGGTGCAGCTTGGTTTGGACTGTATGCAGGTACATCAGGAGCAAGTAAATCATTTAAAGGCGAAGATAAGAAGTGAGCGAAGTCTTTGGATTAATAGCAGAGGTAGGTTTTCCTATCGCTATGGCAGTAGTTTGTGGGTTTTTTATATTCCTAACAATTAAATACATACTAGAAAGTGTGGTAGGTCAGATCAACGGTATCTTTATTATTGTTTCAGGTTTAGACAATAGAACTAAAACAATTAGTCATGATTTAATTCGGGTGGATGCGACTATGTGTGTGGTACTAGGAATAAGACCCGATTTAGGAAGGATTGCTAGGGCAGATGGAAAAGAAGATGCTAGGAAAGATTAATGGATATAGCACAACTGGTAAGCGAATATGGGTTCCCCATAGTAGCTACAGTGGGATTGCTTTACATGATTTACTATATCTGGAACTTCGTAACCAAGAAAATAAAACCCAGACTCAGCGAAACCAACGCTATTGTTGTAGATTTAATTGATCGTATACGATTACTAGATAATGATATTATAAGATTACAACAAAAATTAGACACTGTAATAGAGATGCGAGAAAAGATGGAAGATGAACAAAACCAGAAAAAATAAACCTAACTATAAATTATTAGGCACCTGTGTAATTATAATTTTTGCCATATTAATGGTTGGTTTATTACAAGCAGATCAATTAGTACATAAGTTTGGTAGCCCTGCATTTAACGGACAAAATCAATCCGCACATTATTTAACAATTGATGAGCAGGAAAGAACCCGACAGGAAAAGATAGCTGAAGAAATACAAGATACCTTAGAGGAGGCAGAACGCGAAGCGGACAATACAGTTCTGGCTAAATTCATTCGTAACTTGGAATCTCGTATCTATTCAACTTTAGCTAAAGATATATCCGAGTCTTTATTTAATTATGGAAATGTCCCTACTAAAGACAATCCAATAGCAGGAGAAATAAACCTAGAGGGTAACGTATTAAAATGGATTAATGATGGTGTAACCATAACGCTAATTATTGAAGAATGGTTTGATGGGGTACTCATCTCAACGACAGAGATTGTCATCCCTGTAGGAAGTTTTGGTGGCTGTTGGATAGATTGTGACGGATGAAATGGTACTTAGTCCTAGTCTTTATATTGTTAAATAGTTGCGCTCCTGTCGCGTTAAATCCCAAGTACGATAAATGTAAGTTCCCCTTTACTTGTGAACAAGGTCCACAAATTGTTCCGACTTCAGCTAATCAATTATTAAACCTTCCTCCCCCGAATACTAAAGCCGTAGTTGCAGTTTATAATTTTCCTGATCTAACAGGGCAAAGAAAGTCTAGTGATAATATAGCTAGTTTTAGTACCGCCGTTACCCAAGGAGCAGAACACATGCTTATACAGGCATTACGGGATGCAGGAAGGGGAAGCTGGTTCGTGGTTGTGGAAAGAACAGGCTTAGATGGTTTGACCAGAGAAAGACAACTCATTAAAAACACTAGGCAAACTTATGCAGGAGAAGGGGAAAACATACTTAAACCCTTGCTTTATGCA